CTGCCGCTTGTTGTGTTCCGTAATCGCGTTCTTCATCGGTTAACTGCTTGGTAATCATTAAGGGGGCTGACCTTGCTTGTATCGCTTGTTGATTAGAAATCATGTTTTGTTCTTCACCGCCTCTGGCCCTGCCTAAACACATGTTTCTAAAGTCTGTTGCTGTTGGAGGCCATGATTCTGTCCAATCTTGTAACGCATCAATGCCAGCTTTAAATTGCTTGCCGTTCAAGTCCTCAAGAAAAGAAGTCCAACTGCCGTTATCAGAAAAGTCATGGCTTGAAGTCCACTTGTGACCAAATAGATCAGTCATAACTTCCCATAAGCGTTCAATTAATCGCTCGTTCAGTTCTGTCGCGCTGTGCCTGTCGTTCTGCGTTTGCTGCCCTGACCCTTGCAGGGGCTGAGTTATTAGCTGGCTGATTGTTTTGGCCTGCATACTGACCTCCATTTGATTTATTGTTTTGGTTTCTAACCCACGTTCTAGCTGTTGCTTGCCAATCCTTAATTTTATTGTTGCCGCGCTTCCAGCCGTTGCTTTCGTAGTAATCAAAAAAGTTATCAGGTAAAAAATCATCAAACGTTATATTCTTGCTTTTGCTGTAATCAGCCATGTATTGGGAAATATCGCCAAGTGATGGTTTTTTAAATCGTGTCTTTTCTTTTATAGGTTCATTGATAGGTTCAGAAGAGTGATAGGTTATGGGTGCAACCATTTCACTACCCCCTAGTGCAACTGTTTCACTACCTAGTGCAACCATTTCACTACCTAGTGCAGAATTTTCACTACCCGTTTCATAAGGCTTTGAGGCTTGTTCTAAGGTTAAGTGGTATATATTTGAACTGTTAATCAACTCGCCTTTTAACTTCCTGTGAGTGATTGTGAGTAAGCCTTTTTCTTGAAGGTTTAAGATGTGGGTTATTACTGATCTGCGCGACATTTCACAAACATCAGCTAAATGTTGGTAGCTAGGAAAGCACCTGCCAGAGTCGTCAGATATGTCAGCCAGCATCATTAGCACTAGCTTTCTACCTGAGTTGCCGACCTTAATAGGCTTGGCTTTAGCCATCAGCGTAAAGCTCACCCTAGCCCCTTCTCGCGTATTCTTTTAGCATCTATTGAGAAGCTAGGAAAAGCGTCTGATAATTCGCTCGACAAACGTTCATGATATTCGAGGTCTTGATCAATGAGAAAGTTAATACGTTCAGTCTTAGATACGCCTAGAGCCGAACACATTTTGCCAAAAACCATGTCTTTGCGTAGTTCAACGTTAAGAGTCATTTTGTATTTTTCAGACATTAAGCCACCTCTGACCGAGCAGTTTGATTTGTTTGATTTAGAATCTCTTGAATCTGGTAGCCCCTCAGTGGTGGCACAAACTCGCCCCACTGACACACTGCCGAATGTTGTATACCAAGGGCTTCCGCTAATTTCACAACGCCACCAAAAGTAGCTATTGCTTCTGCTTTTAATATTTTCATGTAACTTATATTACACACATTTTTTAAAGATTGCACGTTTATGATACATTTTCTGTCTAACCAACAAGCAAGGAATAAATGTAAGCTAGCTAACGTACATTAACCAACGTAGGAACTATAAAGATGAACTTGGGTAAAAGAATTAAAGCACTCAGAAAAGACCAGGGTTGGACTCAGAGTGATCTTGCCAAAAGAACTTCTTTAAGCCGTGGGCGATTAGCCCAAATAGAAACTGATCCTTTAGCGGAAGTTAGGGGTGATTCGCTGGTTTCACTGGCAAAGGCATTTGGGTACTCAACAGAGCAATTACTGTCTGCTGACGAGCTTGGGCTGCTGGCTGGATTGAAACTTCAACCTGTTACAAAGAAAGCACCAGTAATAAGCTGGGCTTCTTTGATAAGCATAGTCGAGGGAACATTTATGCTTGAAAGCAATACGAACTGGATTGGGTGTCCAGAAGATGTGTCCGATAGTGCATTTGCACTAGAAGTTCAAAATGATGTAATGACGTCCAGCACTGGTAGGAGTTACCCAAGAGGTACTTTTATTTTTGTTGATCCACAAAAACCTCATAAAACAGGTGATCGTGTAGTCGCTATTGATCGTGACACTAATGAATCTGTCTTTAGAGAATATGTTGTTGATGGAGGTGTTAGTTATTTAAAGCCTCTAAATACCGCATACCCCATGCAACAGTGTGGTGAAAACACACACATAATAGGAGTAATAGTCGGCAGTTACATGGCTGAATAATTATTATGAACACTAACTTTAACTACGCTAAAATGCGATGCAAAAAGCTACACTGGATGACAGAGATAACAATTTGGAAATGGTATATGCCGTTGACCGATGCGTTTAATCGTCTGCTACCCAAACACGCTGTTGCAACAGGTGGGTTATATGGCCTACGGAAAAACAATCTTACGCTTGGAAAATTTGAGGAAGATTCAGAGCCTAATGGCCCCAACTGATTAACGTTATTAAACCCCCCACCCCTCCCAATAATTCCTAAAAATCCCAATTTTTGCATAATAAACCAACATTAATGATACATTTTGATGTTTTCGCTTGTATTTCTTTGTTAGTGTGCTAACCTGTTTAGTAGACAAACAAACATTTGGAGCATAAAAATGAACTCACTAACCAATTACTGCCACGTTAGCAACCAGGTTAACGCCTACACAGATGAACCTACCGATGCACCTGTTGATGGTGTGTTTGATGATTGCTCCCCACTTAAAGACATTTACGCAGCCTTGATGTTCAAGCGTGAAGTCACCTTCCAAGCTGCTTGGCACTATGAGCCAACAACCTATACAGCCTTTGACATTCTATTAGATCGCATTAACGAGAACGCTGACACAACAGACTTAGCCGCCAGTATATTTGCAGCAGCTTTGTTTAACGAGAATAAAGGTGAGGCAGCAACAGAACTAGCCCAAGCAAGTGACTTTGAGGCATGGGTTTATGACTTCTTTAAATACCTTCAAAACAATGTTTCCTACATGAGCGTTCCAAATTTAGATTTTTTGAGCATACGAGGTGATAAATGAATATTTCAAGATATACGCTTTTGATAAACACGCTCGGAATATTGATTTGGGCAATTGTCACAGTCTGGTGGACGCTAGGAATGACAGCATGAGCGCATCAACTCAAGTGTGGTTGTTTGTCGCTGTCTTGATTATTAGTGGAGTACAAATATGAATGTTGATATTTATTTAGAGGCTTTGAGCGACTTTCACAAATTGTGGGAATACCAAAACCCGTATTGTGAAAAGTTAAATTTTGAAAAGTATTCAGCTTACAAAGAAGCTGCATTAAAAATTGTTGATGAAATAAAAAGAGGTGATGTATGAAACAAAGTGAATCAATTAAAGAGCTCGCTACGGCATTGTGCCTAGCCCAAGCCGCAATGGGCGGTGCTGTTAAAGAAAGCAAAAACCCGTTTTTTAAGTCTAGCTACGCCGATCTAACTAGCGTTATTAAAGTGGTTAAAGAGCCATTTGCTGATAACGGATTGTCTTTTGTACAACTACCTGTATCGGGTGAAACATATGTGGGTGTAACAACCATGCTAATGCACACATCGGGTGAATGGTTACAAAGCGAGTATATGTTGCCTATGACTAAACGCGACCCACAGGCGGCTGGTAGTGCGATCACATACGCTAGACGCTACGCCTTGCAATCACTAGCTGGTATTCCAAGCGTTGATGATGATGGTGAGTTGGGTATGTTTCGAGGTGGAACGCCAGCTAACACAGAACCAGACATGTCTTTAGAAGGTATGGCAAGCCAGCCAGCAGAAGGGCCAAAGAAGCGTGTAGATAAATCCTTAATTCAACGCTCAATGGTGGCCTTAGTTGAGGCATACGACAGGGATTGTGAGCCTGATATTGAGGCTGTATGGAGTGAATTAGAACGCCATGAGCAAGAGGCTTTATGGAATATGTTAAACGGCAAGCAACAAGCAGCCATTAGAAAAGCAACCTTTAAGGGAGAAGCAGCATGAGTCAGTACGATAATTCAAACAAGGGCGGTATTTGGAAAAACGATAAACGTGAATCTGAGACACACCCCCACTTCAAGGGCAATGCAGAAGTAGGTGGCATTGACTATTGGGTGTCTGGTTGGCTACGCAACAAGGATGGGAACCCTAATGCGCCAGCAATGAAGTTTAGTTTTACACCTAAAGAAACGCAGGCACACCGCCAGCCACCACAGCAGTCAACACAAATGGCACAAGCTAAAGAAGCGGTCATGGCAGGAATGGATAAAGGGCCGCATGATGCTTTCGACGACGATATACCATTTTAGAGGTGAAGTTATGGATTACATGATTAAGAAAGTGGACGGGGTGGGCTTCTTGCCCATCGTTTTAGATGAATACAGCAATGAGATTTATCGAGGTGAGTACCACCAAAAGGCCCATGACGCCATTGACGCTGCCCTTTCGTTTGTAGACGAACACTATTGTTCAGACTGCAATATGTCGGTATATCACAAAGACTTTACATGGCATCACCCAGAGGCTTTGCGTGACGATCAAATGCCCCAAGCAAGGTAGTTTAAAGAAAACAAAAATTAATTTTATAGGATGTAATTAATGAAAGCTAAAAATCAAAATCAAGCATGGTCACCAGAAGATATACATTTGGTTATGACCAGCACTTTAAAAATGTCAAAAATTGCTAAAAAGTTGAACCGAACAGCCCACGCTTGTTCGATGAAAAAATACAGCTTAAACAAAAAAATGGCCGCAGAAAAATTGGCAGTAAAAACAGTTCGCAAGCGCAAAACAACCATTGGTTCTGCTATGCCAGTGCTGGCTAAACCTGTATTGAAATCTTACAGCTACGAGGGGCGGCACAATATCATTACTGTTAATAAGTTGGGCTGGCTTACTCGCATATTACTTGGAGTTAAAGAGGCCGCTTAATGACTTATAAAGT